CCTTCGCGCAGCTTTGCCACCATCATGGCATGGTCCCGCTCCTCGTTCTTGGCCATCCTCTTGGCAACCGGGCCGTCGGGCCAAAGAACCTCGGGTGGGTACTGGGCCAGGTTTCGCGCCTCGAGCTTCTTGGTCACGAGGCGATGGACCAGTTGGGGTTTTGGCACCAAATTGACCGTTATCCGATCGGACTCGGCAACGCGCAACTCAACACCCACTTCGGTGACGCTGCGCTTCATTTCAGTCAAAAGGCACAGAAGCTTCTGCTTGTACCGCCACTTGAAAATTCGGTTTTCCCATGACGGCGAGTCGTTCATTCTACGCGTCTGCTGAACGGCCCAGTTGTACACGGAGCGTTCACAGTTGCGGGCGAGCGGCCCACTGGTCCCGAGAGACTTGGCGAAGTTGGTCCGGGCGTAGTCGCGAAGAGCGTGTTCCATTTTTGTTTTAATAGTCGTTCACAGGGTTTTGATCTGGCTTCCACGTCTCATCTTTTTTTGGTACCGGGCGAGGCCGGATCACAACTGGCCTGAACCCCTTGGCGTCCGGTCCACATAGGTGGGGATACCGACGTGCGTTCGCTGGTGGAAGCGCATACGCATAGCACAAGTTGTTCCGAGAGTTGTGATACATGCAATCCCCACAAGACGGCGCCATCTGTGACTTAAAAGGGTCGGACCCGTTTATTTTAGGAAAAATGTATCCGATTGTCATGTGCCAGACCAGTCGCTGTCCCGTATGGGCCCGCAGTGACTAACGACTGCCACTGTTGCGCGGAGCGCAAAATGATCAGAAGCCTCGTGTTGCAGGCCTCCCGCCAAGGCGTCGGTGCAGCGCGATTTTCGTCGTGGGTCCATCGCAAATATGGCGACTTTGTAGTCTCACGGGTCTTGCAAAACGGATCATACGGCACGTCCATTCCATGCGTGCTATGTCGCAAGGCCCTTGAGAGGTTCAGTATCCAATGGAGGGCGCATATAGGCCCAAATTGGGTTAGGAGCACTGATGCACAAGTGCCCCCTTCCAGGCCCACATCGCGGCAAAGGACCCGTCTAGGATTTTTATAATTTGTAAATAATAATGCAGTGGATCCTGTCCACCATATTAGGTCTCGTCATCGCGTGGGTGATCCTAGCATTTGTTGGACCGGTACAGCCCCAAGTTTCATACTATGCTCAGGCGCCCGTCTCCCCAACTCCTTTATCGGAGCTGGACAAGATCATGGAGGCTGTTGGGCTCATGCCATCAACTTCCCCCGCCCCAAGCCCGGCTCCAGTGGCCATCATGTCGGTGTCCGAGGTTCCCAAATCTGTAGCAGATATCGCCACCGACCAGGCGGCGTCTCCTTCTCCATCACAAGTCCCACAAGCCGAGGAGCCCGCCGATCAAGGTACAGCCTCCACTCCGCAGCCCGCCGCGCCGACGTCGGATCAGGCAACTTTATTTCAGTGAACACGTTTTTATGAAATTTCACAGACCATATATTTTGACCCATATGCACCACTTCTGAAGAGTCTTTCAGGCTAATTGATTTAAGCAACTCAATCGCCCTGAACTGATCTTGAGCGCGCACCAAGACGCCGTTTTCAAACCTAAAAACTTGCTTGCGCGTCTCGCAGCATTCCCACATCTATTTAGCCTTGCGAGTAATTCCGAGCGTACTCTCTAACTTGCTGGCCGCCCGAGCAAGGGGCTTGTTCCGCTTGAGCTTCAATGTATCTTGCTGACCGGACGAGTTTTCAATCGCCTTGAGACGCGTTGGATCGCCGGCCGGTGTTGCTGTTGAAACACGAGTGGTGCTGTTCGGCTCAGAATTATTGAATATAGGACGAATTTGTTTTTCAATTGGGAAGAAAATTTGGGGCGGCTCCACCAGGCCCCCGTAAGACCTGAATTCTTCAATCGTCATGGTCCCCCCAAAACATTTGAGAAATTGCCGTTTGGGGGCGGGCCAAAGGGGTGTGAACTTCCCAAAGGCCCGTTTTCTCATGAGAGCCACGAGCGACTGGATCTCGCCCGAGCGGGCCGAGTTCATGTCTAATGCGTAAGCCTTGGCGCACTGCCACGAACAAAAGTTGCCGGTCGTCGTGAATTTGTCCAGTTTATCGTCGTATCTGAGCGGGAGGTGGATACAGGGCCGTTGGGGCAACGCATGAACGCACCACCAACACACGAGACCGGTCTGATCAAAGTCGGGGGCCTCTGTGGGGTCTCGGGGCGGTGCGTTGACTCGGGCCTGTTTGATGTCGGCCCTAGACTTTATTCGTGCCTCTGTAATCTCCTTCTTTTTAGGGCAAATCATATCTGGGCTTAAAAACCTAATAGTCTTTAACATTAAATGCTACTATCAATTGACTGTGGCATTAAGAATTTAGCCATGTGTTTAATTGATCCTGTGACCAAACGGATTCATCAATGGGACGTCTCGGGCGTTCCGCCCAAGCATGCAGACGGCATCTTCCCATGCATGGTTCGGCACTTGAACGAAAAGCCATGGGTCCTCACGGCCAAGACGGTCGTGATTGAAAAACAACCGGACAGAAACCGCAGTATGAAGGCTATTGAGAATCTGCTCCACGCGTACTTTTTGATAAAAGATGGTGAGCGCGAGGTGGTCATCTGGGACGCCCGACACAAGATCCCAGACGTTGCCGGAGCCGGCAAGGCGCGCTACGCACAGCGCAAAAAGACGAGCATAGAGCGCGCCCGAAAGTTCATAGCCGACACGGACCTCAACCGCGATTGGGTCAAGGTTTTTGATGGGCACAAAAAAAAGGATGACCTGGCCGACACCGTCATGCAGGCCCTGAGCTTCATCGACAAGCGGCCAGGCGCGGCGGCATCCGAAGGACCCGAAACGCGAGCTGCCCCCAAGAAGGTGGCGCCTCGCAAACCCACTGAAAATCAGATGCGAACAAAATATTCCAAAGCCAACCTGGCTTATATTTTAAAAACGGGCGGGAAACAAGATGCCCGGTTTAAAAAAGACCTTGCACGTTATTACCGTAATTTAGATGAACTCAAGTCCGAGTTCAATCTTGTTTAAAAATATCATCAATTGAATAAGTATGGGATGGATATACATCATAACAAATATGAAAAACGGAAAGTGTTATATAGGTCAAACAATTAGAAAAAATCCAAAAGTTAGATGGAGTTGCGAAAAATCCAATCCCCACGGGCTACTTGGTCCGGCTTTTTCAAAATATGGTATAGAAAATTTCAAATTTGACACTATTTGTGAAATAAATGAATGTGACGGGTGGAGAGAAAAATTGGATGAACGTGAGATATTGGAAATCCTTGCAAGAAATTCTTTACAACCAAATGGATATAACATAGAAAGAGGTGGGAGGCGTTATAAAGGTGATGGAACAAGAGGCGAACCCGTGTCAGAAGAAACTAAAATGAAAATTAGTAACTCTTTAAAAGGTAAAAAACATTCAGATGACAGAAAAAAACAAAATTCTGAAAATAATAAAGGTGAAAAACATCCCCGATTTGGTAAACTTGGAAAAGATAGTCCCACTTCCAAAAAGGTTGTCCAACTTGATTTTAATGGTGAGCAATTGAAAATATTCGACAGTTTATCAATCGCTTCTAAAGAAATTGGAATATCTATACAATGTATAAGTAAATGTTGTAGAGGTGAATCTGAAACTTCACATGGATTTATATGGAGATATGCTTAGACGATCAACATCTTCTGATGTCCGACTCGGATCTTCGTATCAATGTGAACCACATGCCCCGCCTCTGTTAGGGCCCGGCAAAAGGCCACATCCTCTGAATTCATGTCGACCAAGTCACCGATAGTCTGGAGCGGGCTCCAGAACCACGGGTACTTGATGGACTCCACGACACCCTTGCGGATGAGCATCCACCCCATGCCAGTGTAAGCCACTGGGAGATACTTGGGGGCGCCGACAATGTCGTCTGGGCGGAGGAACTTGAACGTGCCCATCTTTTTGAAAAAGTCCTCATTCCACTCCTTGACGGTTGCAAAACTCTGCATATCTTCCATCATGTAGAGACCGGCCGTCACGTCGTGTGGGCTATCGAGGAGGGCGAAAAAGTCCTCGGGCTTGAAGATGACGTCCGAGTCGATCCACATCATGGCGTCGTAGTCCACCTGGCCCTGAAACGGCTTCTGGTCTGGTCCCTTGAGAACGTCGCCTCCGAGACACTTGGCCCGCGCAAAGTGCACGACGGACGAGTACTGCTGTGAGATCATGCACTGGTGCCCTCGGGCCGTGGCCTGCATCAAGAGGTCAGACCAGGCGAGGAGGAACTCGCGTGAGTAGGTCCGACCGGGCATGCAAAAGACGAGCTTCATTGATTAGAAAGGCGGTGGATTCTTTATAACTTTTTGCATAGCGTCAGGGAAAAGTCCAGCCAGTCGCCGCCGTATTTGGTCTGGCACGCCTCATCAGCCGCCTTGGGCAGGAGAGCCCCAGAGGGTAGGCTTGCAGCCAGGTCAGACGGAACATTGACGGGCGCCGGTGTTCCGGCCTCCTCTGGAGCCTCCTGTGGAGCCTCCTGTGGAGCCTCCTCTGGAGTCTCTGGAGGGCTCATCTCGTCGGCGAAACTGATCCGCCGGCCCTTGTATATCACGAGAACTAGGATGACGAGGAGCAGGACTCCGATAATTATATTCTTGGCGTCGAACTTCATCGTTGATAATGGTTTATATTTTTTTCGGCGCAACTTAATAATATGAAACCACTGCCCTTGACGCCATTCACCCCCCGTAGCGAAGGTGTGTGTGTTCTGGGAATGGGGGACTGTGGTTCCAAGTCGGAGTCCAAGTCGACTATAAGCATTGAAACCCTCAATCAATCCGTATCGAACTTCCTGAGCGAGCAGGCCGCCTCCGCTGGCGCCAATGCCACAAACATCAACGACATGAAGGTTAAAATAAAGAAACTCAAGGGTGGGTGTGATATTGACGCCTCGCAAAACATCTCATCAAAAGTCACAGCCTTGGCATCTATTGATTCGGTTTCAACCAGAGACTTACAAAATACCATTAAAAATTCAGCCAATGCCCAGATTGATCAGGCGGCGGAGGCTAAAACTGGGTTTTTCGCCTCCGCCGCGTCGGATGCCAAAACCGTATCGGACTACAAGAACCAAGTGAAGAACATCATTGAGACGAATATAACCGATCGCAAGAATAGCACCGCCTTCGCATCAGTGTATAACAGCAACAAGAAAGAACTGACTATTGAAGAGTGTGGTGATGGACCAGGCGCCACAAACTCCGCCAAAATAAACGCTTCTCAAAACATTCAGAGCGACCTGGTTGCACAGGCAATAGTCAAAAACATAAGTACAGATCTTCAGAAACTAGATGCGACGAACACCAGCACCGTGGCCGTCACTCAAGAGGCGACGGCCAAATCCAGTGGTCTTGATGACCTGATTGCAGCCATCTTCGCGGGCCTCACGGGAATTTGGGGTATTATTGCCGCCGTATTTTGTTGTATATGCTGCGGCGTATTGGCGTTCTTCATGATTTCTAAAAAGTCGTGACCGGTTACAGTTGCCAAACCCGACGGCAAATGGAAATTAGGTTTTCAATGCGAAGTATGCGACACCACTTGCGCACATTAGGCAACATATGCAAATTATTATAAAAATCAAAATGCTTCCTCCAGAATCCGATGTGGAGCCACTTGCCGTGGCTGGAGGCGTCGTCTTTGAAGCCGCGGGCGTCGTCTTTGAAGCCGCGGGCGTCGTCTTTGAAGCCGCGTCCGTCGTCTTTGGAGCCGCGTCTGTCGTCTTTGGAGCCGCGGGCGTCGTCTTTGGAGCCGCGTCCGTCGTCTTTGAAGCCGCGGCTGGAGGCGGTGTCGTCTTTGGAGCCGTGGGCGTAGTCTTTGGAGCGGCAGCTGGAGGCGACGAGCTGAGGTCCTGGATAGTACATCCGGCATTCAGGTTTCCTCCCTGCATCTGTCCAATTGAAATCTGGCTAAAACACGCGTTAATTTTATCGTTACACCCATCGCGTGGTCCGGGCTGGGAAATGATGGTCCCCGAGGTTGACTGTTGAGCCACTTTACACTCGTCGGACGCACAGAAAGGTTTGATCTGGGCCGTCAAAAAGGTCGCACCAAGGGACTTGTATTTTCCAACCTTGTCTTTGATGTTTTTGACGCCTGCCGTGGTATTTGGTTCTGCGAGGATCTGGTCCGTTGTTCTCTTGGACACGTTATAGCAAGCGCACGCGGGCTTGGTCTTGTCCTGACAGTAAAGGTCCGTCATAGCACCTGCCGTTGAACGGTTAACTGAATTAACCGAATCGGTCGTTTTGAAGATGTCGTTTACGGCGTTAACGCACGTGGGGTCAGCCCCCCAATTCTTCGCACCACACAACCCAAGTTTCACGGTGAACCAGTTGACTCCGGTTCTCGAGTCGGCGAAAAAGTTTCTGCATGTTAGAGAATCGATGTTTTCGGGTTTTGAACAAAATTCGCATCTAATTTGAGCTGTTGTAGTGGTGTCAAACACGTCGTTCATAGTCTGATCGCTGAACATCTTCACCGGATCAATCGCGTCGTAACCACATATGATGTGCAAGTTGTCAGGATCAGTTTCCGCAACGCCGTCTCCCCCGTTGCGGTTTTTCCACACACCTGTAACCGGAGTGCCTACAGTTTTGGGACACATGGTCGGCACGGGATAGAAATCAACACACCATCTTTTATTACCAGATTTGGCGAGTTGCGACTGAGATCTGCCTTTACTACAGTAATCATTGAACGTATTGGGTCCTGAAGTTGGTCTAATGAGTTTGGATTTGTACTTTGGGGCTCTATCCCCTGACAGCGCAAGACCCGTCCAGCCATTACGAGCCACGCCTCTACGAGGCGCGTCACCTTGCCTTTGGATATACCCGGCAGCCTGCCCCCCTGTACCAGTTGCATAAGTAACCGCCTGATTACATCCGGGATTGGATCTACACGCAAATTTCGTAACGGCTTTGGGGTCATCCGTTATGTTATTCATTGGACTCGGGTTCCATATATAGCCACCTGATAAACCCTGAATATCCACACCGGGCGTCTCATTCCAGCTCGGTGGCATCTTTAAATTATCCAATAAAAAAAACCATCCCCTGACTAGAGAATGCACGCCATCATCCACACACCCTACTACGACTGGGACGGGCGCAAGTACCTCGAGGTGGTTTTTGAAAATTCAAAAACCCCTACCCGTATAAAAGTGCCCTTCAGATACGGTCGGGTCATGTGCCGAATTGAAGGCCTGAAGACGGTTCAAGAGCTTCAAAAGGGTGATGAAATTGAAATTGAAATTGAGAGGAAGGTCTGGGACGGCATCAACCACTGGATCCTCTCCGCTTTGAAATCATGAAAGCCACGCCCCCCAATGCCATCAGAATTACACACGCTATAATTAACCATACCCACCATGGAGTTCCAGTTGATTTTGATGCGACGGCGATTGGTGACTCTTGCGATACAACCGCCTCTATCCCATTAGGGATCAGTTTACTAATATTTAATGGATCAACTTTCACTATGTAACTGGACTTTCCAGTCTGATCCACGTAGGCTAGAAGCTTTGTTGAAGGGTTTTTAATATTAATCATTATAACACTTGGTAGTTTCGTTTGATCGTTTACAATACTAGTCAGTCTAGATGGCGAACCATCTTTGCCTGGATTGAGATTATCGGTAAAAACTTCACTAATATTTTTAGGAAAATTAGGCGAGTTGGTCTCAATTCCAGTTTTGATGAGATTTGCATACTTCTTATCCAAGTTGGAGCCATCAGCTAGAGGTATTATGGTGGTTGATCCGACGGCAGCGGCACCAGTAGTGACGTTAAAGGTTGCCATCTTATATAGAACAAGAAAATGTTGTGCCGAAACGGCTACGTGCAGCCCGAAGCCTCCACAGACATAAAGCGTGAGCTGACTGTTAGACCAGTCGTAAATGCTCTGGGGAATTTCGGGCACGGCGGGCCTTCCTTCAAAGTCTTTCGGACGGCAAAGGGTGACGCGTCTCTGGTCGTTCCCCGCTATTATGGCATCGAACGGTTCGGGCCGCCCACCCGGGACGTACGCCCTGATTACACTCGCGCTGATCGGATTGTATTCACTGGACGACTCCGAGACGCAACGCGACAAAACGAAGCCTTTACAGCTGGAGTCAAAGCCTTTGAAGAAAAGGGTGGAGGTGTACTGTCCCTTCCGTGCGGATTCGGGAAAACGACCGTCGCCCTGGCTCTTTCGGCACAACTAAAGGCCCGCACGATGATTGTGGTTCACAAGGAGTTCCTCGCGAACCAGTGGGTCGACAAGATCAAGGAGTTTTGCCCGGGAGCCACAATCGGTCGCGTACAGGGGGACGTGTTTGACATTGAGAAGGACTTTGTCATCGCCATGATCCAGACCATGTGTATGCGTGAGTTTGACAAAAAGGCGTTTGACTCTATCGGTCTCTTGGTTGTGGACGAGGCCCACCATATCGGTGCACCCGCCTTTTCTCAATTTATGTTCAAAATTTGTCCCAAATATACTCTCGGTCTAACGGCGACGCCGGAGCGAAAAGATGGACTGACGCGGCTCTTGTATTGGTTCCTTGGTCCCGAGTTCTTCAAGGTCGAGCGGGTCAATCAACGGACGACACAGGTCCATACTCTGAAATACACGGACGATGCCTTCAAGGAGTCCCCACCCGTAACGCGGTTTGGTCAGCTCAACTTGGCGGCCATGATTAGTCAGCTGACTGAAATCGAGGCTCGGAACGATCTCATTGTCGCGACGGCTCGGGAAGCGTTCGAGGACGGGCGGCGAGTACTCGTACTGTCCGACCGTCGGGAACATTGCTTTTACTTACAAAATAGACTCGGCTCTAACTCGGCGTTGTACATCGGCGGTATGAAGGAGAAGGATCTCGAAGAGTCCGCCAGGGCCCCTATCGTCATCGCAACCTTTCAGTTGGCCCACGAGGGTCTGGACATCCCGGCACTTGACACGGTCATTTTGGCCACCCCCAAGAGTGACATTAAGCAATCCATCGGCCGCATCATGCGTGAAACGGTCGGCAAATTGAACAGTCCATTGATTTACGATGTGGCCGACCAGTGGTCGGTTCTTTTCGCCATGTATCGCAAGCGCTTGAAGGTTTATCACGAGGGTGGGTTTGAGGTCATTAGCTCTGCTAATGACGCGGGGGTCGGGGAGGCGCCACCGGATGAGAAACCCATCGAGGTTTTTGGAAAGGGTCTGTGTCTCATGTAATTACAGCGGTGGGTGCCGCCTGGCTCGCCTTCAACATCATGAACACAGCCGCAATACATAAAATACACGACGAGCACAACGACAAAATCGACAGCCACGGTGTACCGGACTCGGCGTCCGTGGCATCCTGAGTCGCGTCACTGGACGTCTTGGACGTGCCGGAGGTCTTGGGCGTCTTGGAAGCGCCACCGGACGTCTTGGAAGCATCACCGGACGTCTTGGAAGCGCCACCG